CATGAGTAGAGTTAAAAAAGCTTTAGACGAAGACCAAGACTGGAATGAAGTTGCTCCGAAAAAACCAACCATTAAAAAGGATGGAACTTTAAGATATGACGATGAGGAAATGGAACAATGAGTGGAAATTTTTCAAATCTCTTAACTACTGAACTTCAATCGTGGGCAGAAAAAGAACACACCAGAATAAACAAAGGGGGGCTGCGCCCTTGGGATGCTAAAGTATCTAAAGAATTTCACCACTTGACGAAATCTATTAACGGGTTAAATATTTTATTGGATGACGATTATTTCATGGGGCTAAATGATACAATATTTCCAGCTCACCGAGATGATATTTATGAGTTTTGGGAAGAGAAGTATATTAATGAAAAGAATATAAATTTAGTTATCTTTTTAGAAGGAATTGGAAGTGGGAAAAGTTCAAAGTTTTCAATCTTATCTTGGCTGCAATGGTTTGAGCTAACAACCAAATGCGACATCGCTGAGTATTATCGGACATTGCCAGATGAAATTACCGCATTTATTAGTATGAGTCGTTCAGAAGTGCAGGCCAAAAAGGTTGTAATGTCAAAAGTAATGGCTAGATTCAGTACCCAATTTAATCGAGAGTTTTTTCCCCCAAACCCCCGCAAGGGACAAGAGATTTTCATTGAGCGTAATTTGACTTCAATCTTTGCAGGAACCAGTTCCGCTGCATCCTCATTAGGTTATAATATTTTTGGTGGGGCAGTTGACGAAGCAAACTTTTTAGAAGTACAAGAAGAATCGGCACGTACACGGGGTAAGGAAAGGTATGATGCTGCAGAAGAAATGTATAATCATATGACGGGCAGGATGAAGTCACGTTTTATCAATCCTTATACGGGGTTGTTAGATGGCACTATGTTCATGTTTTCAAGTTGTAGGTATCCTGATGACTTTTTAGAAAAAATGGCAAAACAACGGTACGCATTGGGAGATGATTCTAAAATATTTATTGTTAGGCGATCTTTGTGGGAAGCTAAACCAAAGTGGTATTTTAGTCATATCAATTTTCATTTTGATATCGAGAAGAAAGAGATAGTTGAAACGCCAACCGAAATAGAAGTCTTGAAGAAGAAAGTTGAAACCGAACAAAGGCAACAACCCAAACCAATAACAATGGAGGAAAAGTATGAGCAACAAAAAACAAGACGAAACGAAGCCGGCTGGCATCCCCCTGGGGAGGAGATCAAATCCCAGAAGGTCAATCAGGTTTAATTCCGACGTTTCAGAAGCAGCAGTTGTAAAAACTTCTAAAGTCAAATCTGTGATTGAAGAAGAAACTGAAACTGTACCTAAACCCAAGAAGACGGAGAGCAGAAGTAGTGGCACTAAAGTTTCCACGAAAAAAAGAAAGTGACTTTGAAGAGTTTCCTTCTTATTTAGTACAAGACAAAGGTATAATTCCCGTACCAATGGATTTATACAATGACTTTTTACTAAATTCTTCTAAAGCTATGCGAGATTTCGCTTCCATACCAACGGAGGCGATCTCGCAGTTTTACGGGGATATTGGCTCTAAAATTTCAGATGTGTTTACTTCAGCGCAGAATAATTTATTAGACAGCACTGAGTTTAAATTGCGGAACTTTAAAAGAGATGAAGAGGAAGATACATTTCGTAGGTACATGCATATTGATATCGGTTTGAAAAAGGATGCAGTTGGTATCTCAATGTGCCATGTTCCAAAGTATGTTGAGTTAGAACGGTTTGACGAAGAGAGTAAGAAATATACTATGCTGCGTTTCCCTTACATTAAATTTGATTTTGCTGGAAGGGTACTTGCCCCTAGAAATGGGGAAATCGAACTTTCCCGATTGAGGGACATCATAGAAATGCTGCGGGATGTTTATGGGTATGACATTGCTTTGATTACTTTCGATAGGTATCAGAGTGCGGATTCATTGCAGATACTAAGAAATTTAGGGTTTACAGTAGGGCATTTATCTATTGATAGGACTGCCAATGTACTGAAAGTGAATTACGACAAGAAAGATTTTATTGAAAAAATTACTACTGATAAGAATTACGCCACGCCCCACGAGATGTTTAAAGTTGCTATTGGGGATGGGAGAGTAGAAATCCCTCGTGTATTCCCTGGAACTGAAAAAGTTTCTGAATTAGATCGTGAATGGTCAGAAGAGAGAGAAATTAAGTCACAAGAATATGACTCGGTATCCAATAAGGTTACTAAATCATTTCATGGTACAGATGATTGGATACAATCGGTAGTAGGAGCATTATGTAATGCTGTTACAAACGAGTTAGATTTTTTTGGTAGAGAAAATAAAACAGCAGTATTGGAAGACGATTTTGATCCTTATACGTCTTCCCCAGAAGACGATCCTTATGAAAATTATAATTTAGGTGGAAATCATGGCGAAAAAAGAGAACGGGAATAGCGGTATAAATATCAGGAAGAAAACGGATGAAAAATATCCGCAGTTGAAAAAAATAGTGAGCAAAGATCAAACTGCTTTTGAAGAGCTTACTGCTCTTAAAAAAGATGTGGCTTTTGAAGTCGAAGAATTCTGGAAAGGAGTCTCGGATGATGTAAAAGAACTTGCCAGCTCTTCTGAAATATCCAGTTCGGATGTTCGATACTTGTTTTACGAAGGACTAAGGCAGTCTGGGAGGGGTAACGCAGTTATACCCAATCAAAAGTTTTTAGAAAGTAAAAAGGGTGGGGAAGAAGTCCTTAAACAAATTAAATCAGCTATAGAGGCTTATAATGGGGTTGAAAATTTCGATGCACCAGCCCCAAACTTAGCACTTTCTCTTCAACAAAATTTGGCAACATTACGAGGTATCCAAATAGTTGCTCAATCTAGATACCGCTCGGACACGCACATGAGGGCAGTTGTTAGAACTTTCGTTGAATTTATTTTCGGCAATGGCATAAAAATCAGTTGCAACAATGAAGATATTGAATCCAAATTAAACGAAAAAATGGCACAGATGAATTGTAATACCTTGTACAAAGATTTATGCAAATCAGGTTTGCTTAATGGTGAAGCCGGGTTGATGGTTCGTAGTAGAATAGACAAACAGAATAAAACTGTTGAGTTTTCTGCGCAAGAGATAGATAGTAACGAAATCACCAGCGTAGAAGTATCCACAAAAAACCCAGCCAATAAGCTGACTTATTCTCTTGACTTCCAAAACGAAGAAGCTGAATTTTTGAGTAAAAAGAATAACACTTCTTTAGTTGTTCCTGATATCGAGTATCTATACACACTTAGTAATCGTGGAACTTCTAGAAAATTAGATTGGACAAAGAGTGGGAAACACAAGGGAAAGGGTTTAAGTAAAGGTGAAGTCATGCAGTTTCTTAAATTTGGCAATAAGAAACGACTTAGAGGGGATAGCCCAGTTGAGCCAATACTCAGGCCGTTGCGACTTCATGAAGATTTTATAATCAACAGGGCGATTTTGAATTTTGAACGTTCTAAAGTATTGTATGTCCACAAGCAAAAAGGGGGAAATACCGCTAAACTGGCTGGACTAAATACCAATAAGTCCAAAGCACCAAAAGGTGGAGTTCAACTAAACTTATACCAAAATGAAGATTACGAGATAAAATCTCCGTCACTTCACGCCCAAGACGCAGAAAAGGATGGATTATTATTTTTATACGAAGCATCATCAGGTTCGGGCATACCGATCAGTATTATTGGACAGCGCAACGATGAAGCGAACGCGAATGCATTAAAAAATGCTGATTCCCCATTCGGCCAAACAGTTCTGGGTTACGCAACATTTTATGACGGACATATTGCTGATCTGGTTAAATTTGTATTACGGAGAATGGTAGAAGCAGGGGAATTACCCCCAAAGACAAAAATCAAAACTTTCATGAAGGAAAGCACTGATACAGATTTTGCTCTTGATATCCTTACTCGGTTGAGGGAAAAAGAAGACCCAAATACTATTATCCAAAGCCTTAGTGGGTATGAAGATAACATGAAAGAAATCGAAATAGACACAGAGAATATGCCCATAGAGGTTATTATCGCGGATGCCGTCCGCCCGAATCCGTTGGAAATGGCGAAGGTGTGGTTCATTTATCGGAAGATGGGGATTATTTCAAGACAAACATTGTCTAATAAAGCAGGGCTGGTTTGGGAACAAGAACTATTTAGGCAAATGAAAGAGAAAGAATTTTTTCCTGATGGGAAAGGAGACGGAGAAACCGATGGTACAACTGATAAGACTGATCCAGGTATTGACGATGCAGGATCACCAGATGGTAGTCAGACACCATCAAACGTATCTGATGGTTCTGGTCTAAAAGACGAGTAGGTCAAAAAATATTGACAAGCAACTAATAGAAACATATATTTAATCTAACATCTGAAGGGTAAGCTATGAAACGACATATTGTAGAAGATTTTACTTTAGACAAGAACTTAGTTACTGGTGAAAAGCGTGCTAAGTTGGTGGAAGCTGTAAATGAAACACCAATGATTCCACAAAAAGCAAAAGAGTTACTACAACAAGAAAGTATTGCGATAATTAAGGTTATTCAATCAGGATGGTCAAAAAATAGAAATTATTATACTACTGAACGATTGTCCGAGCTTCCAGATATTATAATGAAAGAAGCAAGGGTTCAGTATATAAATCATTCGGAAGAAAGTAAATATTCAAGAGACATTTTAGAATTAGCATCTTATTCCGAATATGTTTGGTATGATTCAGTTACAGAATCGGTGTACGCAGCAGTCTACTTTCCACAAAGTAAATCTGATACATCATGGTTATTTGAAATTGCAGAAAGAAGTCCAGAAGTTGTTGGAGCTTCCATCGCATCGTACGTAGAAGTTGAAGAAGACTATACAAAAGAAGGTATTACAGGTTATTTGATAACAGCATGGGAAGACTTCCAAAGTTTCGACTATGTGCTGTTTCCTTCCGCAGGAGGTAAAGCAGTTACCACCGAAGCTAAAGAAAAAGTTATTTCCGAGGCCCGCGAAGCGCATGAAAATAAGAAAGTGGCTTATACTAAAGAATCGATCACTCTTGAGGCAAGGCTATTACTTAGTCATGTGCGAGGGCTAGAATCAAAACATAATGAAAAAGAAAAAACAAAAGAAGGTGTAAAAGATACCGTAGCAAAAAACATCCACAAAGCTTATTTTTGGCAAGTAATAGATGCTATTACGGATGTCTTTTATGAAGTGCTGTACTACGGCACAGTTGAACCCAAAGATAGAGATACTACAATTAAACAAGCATTCGATGAAGCTTATGCAATTTTAAGTGAGCTATCGTTTGTGCAGGATAAACAATCAAAGGAGGGCGAGATGCCAATTACTCTTAAGCAATTGGAATTAGAAGCACCTGAGCTTCTTGCTTCAATTAAAGTATCTGCATTAGCGGATGCTGGGGAAAAAGATTTGAAAAAATCTGTTGAATCCCTAAAAAGCGAGGTTGCCGAACTTGGTGGTAAAGTTACCGCTTCTGAATCAGCCATAGCAACTTTAGAATCAGAAAAAGCAGAAATGCAAACTAAACTCGATGGTTATGCAGCTATTGAAGCTAAAGAAGCTAGACAAGCCGAAGTTAAGAAACTTTTGGAAAAGTATAACATTCCAGAAGCCGTTGTTACGGAAGGCTTCAAAACTACATTAATGTCAATTTCCCAGGAAGGGTTGGAAGCGGAAGTAAAAGACCGTGCTGATTCTCTTGCGAAGTATAAAGCGCATGAATCTACTCCAAACACTCAGACGAAAGAGTCTGAAAATTATAACGACATGGAAGATAAAGATTCGGTAAATGAAGGCGTTAATATCGGAAGTGTGACTGCAGCAGATTTAATGTAAAACTTGTAATAAATTAAAAACTAAATAACTGAATTATTTACACAAAGGAGTTCTTGATATGTTAGCAAAAAATGGGATATCGATTGTACATACTGTACACGCCCCTGAAGATGTTATCAAGCTACCCGCTACCGTAACCGATACTTGGGATGAAGACGATATATTAATTTATATCGCTGCGAATAATGTAGTTGAAAAACTACCTGCATCCGCTACAGCAGCCCAAAAAAATGCCGTCATTGGTATTGCGAGTTCGGCTAAGTTATCGGGTGAAGACGTCGCAGGTGTCATCCGCAGAGTTCGTATTAAAGCGAAGATCACATCAGTAGGTACTGGAAATTTATACGGGAAGGCTTGCATTGCTACATATGCAAGTGGTAAGTATACCTTCGCAGTAGGGACAGCAGGAGCATGCGCGCATTTAGCACAGCATGAACCAGCCGCCAATACTATTGCCCTTTTTGACATTAACCTTGAGCAAGTAGGCCAGAACTTTGAAGCCTTTACTGCTGCAATATAATAGGAGTACGCAATGAATATCAATGCAATTAAAAAATTCCGTACTGCTCACGAACAAGCGGCAGGCGGCAACAATGAAAGAGCCCATGAAGCTATGAACCATCAAGTAACTGAGTGGATAAAGGATGGTACGCTGATCCCAGGAAGGGTTAGTTTTCGTGGGTTGTTAGAGTCTTTAACAGATTTCGATTTTGGAAAATCTGGAAATTCTCAAAACGGTGCGGTAAAGATGTCCGAAGCTATTTCAGGTTCAGCTTTTCCAACACTTACAAATACGATCCTAAATTCAATAACCATGAATCAATATGATTTGTATGCTAATAACTTTTTGAACTTGGTAACGGAGAATGATGCCCGAACTACTGAGGCTGAACAAGTTGCGGGAACTACTGCACTTGGCGGTTTAGATCGCAGGTTAGAAAAACACGCATACACAGAAGATGATTTCGGTGAGAAGGACATTACCGTTCACAAAGGTGATTTCGGTAAAATTATTTCTCTTACGTTTGAAACTCTGTACAATGATGAAACAGGTATGATCTTTGATCGCGCCCGTACAATTGGTGATATTGCAGGTCAGCATATCCATCAAACAATCATTGAAACTATGGAAGGCTTGCCAAGAACTGCACTTGAAGAAGTTGCTTCTAAAGCATTTGTTCTTGATGGTACTGCACACGCTGAATCCGCTATTTATAGCGCAGATCATACAGCGATTGATGGTGTAGTTAACAATAACGCTGTTACAGGTGGTATTACAGAGGCAGGTATGGAAAGTGCTTTTAATGCATTTGGTGAGATGTTAGACACAAGAGGTAATAAGATCGTTATTGCCCCTAATGGTTTCATCCACCACGCCACAAAAGCAATAACAGTTCGTAAATTGTTGGCAACAGCACAAGCAATTCCTGACGGGAATGCAAGTGCGGTGACTCAACAAATTAATCCATTTGGCCCTGCAGGTGGCATGGGATCTGATCTTAATCCGATTTCAAGTCCATTTTGCCGTAGCACTTACAATTACTTAGGTGATTTTAAGAAAGCTTTAGTTTGGTTGTGGGTTGAACGTCCGAATACAGTTGTAGCACCATCCGATACGAGTTTAGCTTTTTCAAAACGTATCGTATACCGTGCTAGATTTAACTATTTCGGTGGTTGCGCTCTTAGAGATTATCGTTACATTGTTCGTTTAGCGAGCTAATGTTCCAGTAATCATAATGCACATCTAAACGGGAATGGCGTAAAAACCGTTCCCGTTTTTTAGTTTAAGGAGTCCTTAAAATGGCAGCAAATTTATATGTAACTTTAGCCCCCATCGATGTAAACGGAAATGCTGTGACGGGCAAAGACATACGATTAAGAAAAACAAATTCGTCTGGATCTTATACAGGAACTACGGTCAGTTGTACAGAAACTCCTAGCAGTAGTGGAAAATATGTATCAGCCGCCATTGCCGATACTTTAGCTGGCATGGGAAATTATGAAGCTTGGGAATATTCTGGGGGAAGTCCAAGCTCTAAACTTTATGACAATTATTCTATTGGGGGTTCTGTAGGAGTTGTTGATGCGATAGGTAGCTTACAATCTGATGTAGATGGCAAAGCCTCATCTACGCATAACCACGATACTACGTACTATACCCAATCAGCTGTAGACTCGTTACTCTCAACTAAGGCAACTATTGGGTATAGTTTGGCAGACTACGGGATTAATGATGCAATGACTGCTGCATCCATAACAGCTGCCCTGTCAGCAAAAAGCTGACACTACAACTTTAAATACCCATACAAGTAATATTTCTAATCCCCATAGTGTCATCGCGAGCCAGATAAATATTGTAGACGCAGGAGCACTAATTACAGCTACCGAAATGGAAGCGGCCTTACAGGAAATAGCAACTTCACTTGTGGCACAAGGCCAAGCGTCGGGCGTGACTATTGCTGATGTTGAAAACTTAATTGATGCTACTGATGTGGAAGGGGCATTAGAAGAAATTGCGGGCGATGTGCAAGCCCTTTCAACGGGAACTACACTCTCTGGACTGCAAGCACAAATTGATTCATTAGTCATTGCCGCTGGTGTTACGTATGACACTATTTGTTCTAAGAAAGAAGATCAAGCCAGTACTTCTGATGTAGCCGCATTCGCTGCAATCGCTGTTCCGAGTTACCCAACTATAAGGGCTTGGTGTAGAGGAACTTGGGTAAAGAGGTCGGGCATGAATACTATTGTATTTAATTTTATTTCAGATCATACAGATACGAGTGAGCAAAGATCTATGAATGTTAGATTAAAGGTAGATGGGGTAGAAATAAATACCGTAGTAATCACGGGTACTTTGGGAACTGATGGGGCTAATCAATGCGTTTTCGATGTGACTTCTGTAGGTACGTTAAATGGGTCGCACGATGTTTTAATTGAGTTAGACCAAACAATAAACGTAGGCAGTCACCGATTAACTGAGTACAGTTTACAAGCAACAAACGCTTCTTTATCAAACTTTTTTAATATATAAGGAGAAAGCGAAATGGTTAACGGGGTTTCTCTTTTCGCAAACAGCGGTGATGCCACCATTGGTACGGATACAGGACAAGATTTATATACTTTAAGTAGACTAATAATAAATACCGACTCAAGGGAATTTTCCAACATAGTCTTTGATTATACATCTGACAATGATACTTTTGAAATCTACGTAAGGTATTTTAATGGTGATTCATGGACTCCTTTTTTAATAACTAACGATATAGCTGGCACAACTCTTTTTGGTGGACTATCTGTACAGAAATCTGAATCTATAGTTATCCGATTAGAATTTATGGACTCGTTTTTATCTGCAATGCATAGCGCAGAAATCCAAATTAGAAGGATAAGTTTTAACAATGTTATATCTATAACAAATGCAACAGGAAACTTTAAGGAGAAATAATTGTGAGAATAATATTAAGCATACTGTTCCTTTTTATTGGATTAAGCTTTGGCCAAAAAGTAGTAAAGAATTACCCACAAGATTTTACTGCTACTGCTTTAACAAAAATTAGAGCAGAAATGGCTGTGGGGGGAACTCCGTTGTGGAACATCTCAGGGAATTTAGTTTATTATAATCTTGGTGGGGTTGCAGTTGGAAAAGCTTCTATTTCATCGGGGAAAACATTTGACGTCCTAGGTGACGTTTTAATGACAGGAAACTTCCAACTGGTTGATGGTACGGAGTCAGCGGGGTATGTACTGACAAGTGATGCTAGCGGGAACGCCTCGTGGCAAACCGCTACGGGGGGTTCAGTTGACTTAGCTGCAGTTGTAGCCGTTGTTAATGATTCGACTTTCACACATTTTTATTCCGATTCAATAGTTGCGGAAAAAACAATTGTAGATACTTTAGAAGTTAATTCTTATATAGATATGCAGGCAAATGGTATTGTAAACTTGAAAGATCCATTGACTGCCCAAGATGCAGCCACTAAAATATATGTAGATACCGACTTCCTAAATTCCTCATTAATAAGGAATTTTGTAGAAACAGGGAATCTCACAGGATGGAATTGGGACGATCCGCAAGCCAATACAGATGTTTCTTTCTCAGTAGTTAACCAAGGGGCTACAAATGGCGATGCTGGGGTATTTGTTAATTCTGGATCTAGTCCTTATTTCTTGGTATCTAAAGGAATCCCAGTAAGTGAAACCGACTTTTTGAAATTCTCAGGAGCCATTCAGGGAGATGTAGGCAATGCACATTTGTCGCCCGTACCTGTTTTATTACTTGGAAGAGAAACCTCTGATTTTTCATCAGCATCCCTTAATCGGTTTGGGTCTTATAACGTAAAAAGTGGAGAAATAGTAGATCCAACAACAACGGAGGCGAACATTTGTTCTATAAATGAAGACGCAGTTAACAAGACTATTTTTGAAAGTTTCCTATGTGCTGATGGGTCAGATGAAAATGGTACTCTTTTGTTAAGTGATATCGATGGAGTAGATAATACGTTATCTGTAGTAGAAGGTGCAATAATTCGACCAAATTGTCATTTTGTATTTATTGCTATCGGAATCCCGCCAGGTACTTTTAGGGTTTACAATCCCACCGCCATAAAGGTTGAGACTCAGAAAAAGTTTAGCGGTAATTTAGTAGAGGACTTTGTTGCAAATAACGCTAATTTATTTGGTTGGGATTGGGATACTGACCCATTATCAAATATATCTGTACAAGTTTCCGCCCAAAGCGGAAACAATGGCGATGCTCTTGTCGTAACGAACACACATCCAACTAACGAGTATTTTTTAATTTCTAATCCCATCCAAATAAACCCAGATACAGATGCCTTAAAAATACAAACAGCTTTAGAGGGTTCCGCAGGCGCCAGCGTGAATAGTGGTGTTGAAATGTGGGGGTTTTTCTGTGCAACTAAGACGGATCAAACTGGTACAATATCTTGCGGAAATACTTACTCTGTAGGAGATCGAATCGAGCGAGAAACAGGTCAATCAAATGTACAATTTTCAGCGATTACAGGTGATGAAGTTTCAAAAACTCCAATATTAACCTATGTCGTTCCAAACATCTTTCCTGACGATCAACTGCCAATGTCTACAATTGTACCAGTCAACGAGCAGATTTTAAATGGCACAAGAGCTGGGAAATTCTTGCAGAAATGCAAATATTTTAGACTTGGATTTTATATAAAAGCTAATTCTGTTTCCAAAATTTATCCACCGAGAGTTGATCGTGTAGATATCCAAGCTGACACAAAGAGTTCGACACTAAGCGGAACAGGAAGCCCAGAAGGATTTGTTACCGCACCTGTTGGAAAACTATATACACGAACCGATGGTGGAGCAGGAACAACTTTATATGTTAAAGAATCTGGAACAGGCAATATAGGGTGGGTGGCGAAATAACTATAGGATTAAACTATTAATAGGGAGAACACATGAATTTTTTGAAAGAAGAAGCAACGGTATCATTCCGTAAAACAGGAATGTTGGTTAATCTAACGTGCGTATTACTCTACGTAACTTTTATGCTTGTTATGGTGGGGGTTTCTATGTATACTGGAAAAGTCATCGCCGAAACCCACCTTAGATGGGTTGACACTCTAACGGGGTATTTACTCTGGTATACAGGACTTGTTCAAGGCTTTTATTTTTTGAAAGGCAGGATGGCTGGTTCAGAAGGATTTTCAGCAGTAATGAGTAAATTACCAGAAGGTCTACAGAAGACAATAAAAAAAGCAATAGGCGACTCAGAAAAGTAGGAGAATAGAATGTCAGAGCAAGTTATAGTCAATAAAGTATTTGAAAACGACCTCTCTGTATACTCTGATGCTCTACAACACATGAGATTCCCGATCCTTTTAATGGATAAAAAAGGCGATTTCGTTTACGCGAATCGAGCGGCGTTACTGTTAACAGGATACACTAAAGAAGAATTTATTAAACTATCATTTGGCGATCTGTTTAACACGGATCGTCCTGATGACATTATTTCTCTACTCGCGAGTAATCAATCTGTAGAATGTACTGTGAATTTTGTACATGGGGAAAACATACAGATACCCGCAGAAATAAAAGCATATGGAATACGAAGCCACGAAAAGAGAAATTTCTATTATCAAATACTATTAAAAAATATCCATGATGTTGCTGCCCTTCTTTTGGAAAAACCTCTGGATAGTCTAACCGCGAGGATAAAAGAATTTAATGTCGAACTTGAACAAATCTCCCAAAAACTCGGATAACAATCTTTTAACTATATTAGAACCTCTTATTATTGAGTTTAATAGAAGTTTCGTTTTAATTACAGAGCATTTGACGAAGACAAATATTCAATTGCCTGAGATTCGAAGGGAACTAAAAAAATTAGCTAAAAAGCTCGATGCATTAAATGATATATTGGTTAATGACGAAGATGGTATCCGTACCCTAATACGGGATAAGTCCTTAGAAACGCGACTGAACCAAACAAATCGCTTGAGTCTTCGCAAAAGTTTATTAATTTTGTTGGGTGTAATCGTTGCAGCCGTAATTAGTGGACTTTTTAGTTTATATAAAGCAGGGGGATAAATTTTGATTTACATTTTATTAAACGATGAAAAGCAAGGAGCTTGGCAGTTAGACTACGAAAAATTATACGTTCGTGAATTTGAAAAACTTGGAAACCCCTTACAACAAATAAAATTAAAAGACGTAGCATCCCTGAGAGAAAGAGATTTTTTATGGGTGATGCATTATAAAGACTTAATAGAAGTAACAAAAAGAAGAACTCAAGCCAAAGTAATTTCACAGATAAATGGTACTGGCCGAAATCCATTTACAGCAAAGTTCCCTGTAAATTTTGACTTAGCGGCGGAAAGGGCGCTGTATCATAACTCTATTGATATAGCTTTAATTCACCATGAAAAACAACTGGAAGCTTATAAAGATTTTGATTGCCAGAAAATAGTAACTGGATTTCCTATTGAAGTGGCGGACGAATACAGAAATGTAAAAAAGATTAAAAAGAAGATAGTAATTTCCGCGAAACTATCCCCAGAAAAGATGCCGTATTTGAATATGCATTTAATGGAACGATTTGCTAGGGAAGAGTATGATATCGTATTTTGCATTCCCAATACCGAATCTCAAAAGAAATGGTATCACCATTACGGTATAGGGAATTTTAGATCATTTGGATATACTTTTAAATTTTGTAACAAAGAAGAATTTTGGCAAGAATTATCCACAGCAGAATTTTTCTTTATATCTACATTGGGCGACACATTTTCTTCCGCATTGGGGGAAGCATACCAATGCAGATGCTATTGCGTAGTTCCAAAAATTCCTTACCCACTTCCCGCCTACGATGAATTAATTAATATACATTATCCTTTGTGGGATGTTGAAGCTATTAGCGATATATTAATGCTCAAGCCAGAATACCAGTTCCATTCTACTTACTTTAATCCTACCGATTGCGCGATTAGACTAAATCGCGCGTTAAATTCTATTTGATTATCCCGCACCTATAGTTTATATTCGGGTACAGTCTTATGTAATACCCGAGAAATCTATGTATAAAAATTTAATATCTACTGCCCTATCATACTATGGATTAAAAGAGGTTCCAGGTGAAGAGAATAATCTAACTATTATGCGTTGGGCAAAAGAGTTAGGACAAACTTGGGTTCAAAATGATGAAACTGCTTGGTGCAGCTTGGCAGTAAATGCTATTGCTGCAGAAGCTGGGTATGAAAATTCTTGTGATAGTCAGCCCCAGCCACTTATGGCTAGATCATGGTTGAAAGTGGGGGTTGGCGTTGTTCTGAATGATTTTAAACAGGGTGATGTTTGTGTTTTTTTGGAGAGGGAAAAAAGACGATGGGCGTAAAGGCCATGTCGGATTTTATGTTTCTGATAATGGTGTTCATATACAATTATTAGGCGGTAACCAAGGAAACGAATTGTGCATTAAAAAATATCCCCTTAAAAGATTATTGGGAGTTCGTAGATTGAAATCTAAGATACTAATTTAAAAATTAATAGGAGTAATAGTTATGGCTGGATTAAGTGATTACTTAGAAAATAAACTGTTGGATCATGTATTGAAGACGGCTGCTTACACAGTTCCAACAAATATTTATGTGGCATTATTTACCGCTGCACCGACTGACGCGGGTGGAGGTACAGAAGTCTCTGGAAGTGGGTATGCTCGTACTGTAATGAATGCTTGGGATATAGCAGCTGCTGGTGCTTCTGCGAATACAAATGCAATTACGTTTCCCGAAGCTACAGGGTCACAAGGAACGATAACTCATTTTGCACTATTTGACGCGAGTACGCTTGGAAATATGCTAGGTTGGGCAGCACTTACGGCAAGTAAGGCTGTTGGTACGGGTGATACCGTTTCTTTTGCAGCTGGGGATTTAGACGTTACACTTGATTAATTCAATTGTAAAATAATGTGATAGCCCTTGATTGGGCATCAACAAAGCCGAAAAGGGGCGGGNGNTTTAAACGCTTGCCCCTTTTTCATTTATAAAGGAAGTTATGGCAAAACAAATAAATCCTAAATTAAAAGCCGCAGCAATGAGAGCATTACCAAATATTATTAAAGGATATTCCCATTGGGCGATAGCTTTATGGCTCGGATTCCAATTAGCAGTACAAACTTCAAATACTTATGGGGATGAGTGGAAAACCATAGATGGGCTTACTATACTTATGAATTTAATTTCACAGTTTGGAATTTATGGTGGTGCTTTAGCAGGAGTAATAGCAGCTTTTGAAGGTTACAGACAAAAATACTAAAGAATAGATCTTGATTACGAATTAATGGGGGAAAATTAAAATGGCACAGGTACTAATAGCAAAAACAAATATCGGCAAAAGAAAACGTGGAGACGTTTGTTTTATGTGAGGATAAAGTAAAATAATTTAAAAGGAAATTTTAAAATACGTGTACGGAGTGGTAATAGATTACACATTAAGAGGAGCTAAAAAATGGCACAGGTTTTAATATTAAAAGTTAATACACCCACCGCAGACAGGGGCGACATCGTTGAGATCAGAGGGTCGAACGAAACTCGTGGTGGAGCAGAGACAAATTCTTTTGTTTGGGTCGAAGTTATCGATGCTGTTATTTCAGACTACCATCATTTAAGGTTGGGCTGGAGACGGATACTCACTTTTTCAACTGTCGCTAATACTTCAGTAAGCGATAATTGGCGATTAAAAATACAAGCCAACCAAAATAGTAAAGGATTAGGATCAATCGAAAGATTGCATGTTGAACAATATATTAATTCTTGGAATGGCACTGTTTTTTCAGATGCACCGAATGAGGTCGTGTTTGATATTACTATATTAGATGCTTTTAGCTCTAATGCATTTTGGGGTGAGGCAGGTGGAATGGATGTATCTAATCTTGTTTTTACTGAAACCGATTATAATTCTGGTACAGGAGAACACACCGTAGAAGTTGACTATTCTTTTTACTCTGGCAAAAGTACAACTGCCGTTGAAAATACAATGAATAAAATGACAAATAACGGTGTGGTTGGACATGATGGGGTAAACAGGATTATTACGATTACTTTTAAAGGATCGTTAATAAAAACTACCTTTCAAGATGATTTAGGAAAATGTGTAGACGAAATGGTTGTTAAATTTAGATACAAAGTCAGCAATGCTGTTGTTAACACAATAGAATCTACTGGTGGATATATGAACAATGTACTAAAAGCAACCTTTAATGGGTACGTCCAAGATAAGTCTAAGGAATAAATTTTGGCTGATTTAGAATTTGAAATAGACCCTGATGCTGGTGCGGGATATGATTATATAAGCTTGCAAGCTTTTGAAACGGGCGAATCTGGAGATATTGGAACAAATAGGCTGATTGCTAATTGCACCTCCAGCGCGGGGTCAGCAGATACTACATATTGTTACTTTGATTATTATGGCATAACCAATACCACTTCTACAAACAGGGTGATTGTTAGGGCAAAAGCTGGAGATGAAGCTGGCACAACATGGGACACAAGTAAATACAGGCTTGATGTAATTGGAAACAAGGCTATAGAGTTTAGAGTTCCTAACATAACCTTCTCAAATATCCAAATGACCTGTAGTAATAAAACTATACTTAATGGATATGTTGAATATGCAGATGGTGATATAGAGGTTAGTGGATGCTTTATAAAAGGCAACGCTCAAGATTATCAATCTGCATTATATATTAGATTAGTATCCCCAAGAATAGGGGATGTAAGGATTGGAAATAATGTAATTGTAGACATGACTGGCGTAGGTGCTGTTGGGATAGCCAGAGGCAATGTTTTGGCTGGAGTTAATTATTATGTTTACAACAACACAGTAATTAATTGCACAAGAGGAATTTATGGTGGAATATATACTCATGCAATAAACAATGTAGTACAAGATTGTGCAACAAACTACTATAGCGTCTTCCACGCTAGCTCAGACTATAATGTAACTAATATCGCTTCAGATGATACTGGGGGAGCAAATGATATAACAGGTACGGTAACATTTGTTTCGTCTACTGATTACTCATTAAATGCAACTGATACAGTAGCAACATATGCGGGAACAGATTTATCGGCAGATTCAAATTGGTCATTATTAATTGACACATTGGACAACAAAAGAATTGGTTGGTCTTGTGGAGCTTTCGAGGCTTTCGCCCCTGAGTCTATTAAAATTATTGATCCCGATGGCGGGGCTGGATATGACTACTTAAGTCTATCGGCTTGGGAATCTGCAAACGATATTAATCTTATAACAGCAGATATTACAAGTGTTGCAGAATGTCGTGCATCTGCTGGTTCGGCAGATACAACAACTTTTGATACTTATGGATTTACAACCGATGCAGGTCATAGGATTATAGTTCGGGCTGTCGGAGTACACAGGCACTCAGGTACATGGGATAACTCGCTTTATAGATATTCAACGTCTACAAGACTTCGTAACAAGATGGATTATTTTACTCTCGAAGGAATGCAGGTAGAAGGAACGTCTACTGGAGCACACGCTATAGATCTTGATAGCGGAATCAGCCAAGTCATAGAAAGCTGTATCATTAAGGGCGGCAACATTGGTATTTATTTGCATTCGGGGTCTAGCACAGTCAAGTCAACGATAGCTAATAATATTATTTACAATTGCTATTCAAGTGGAATAAATACACAGCTTTCTTCACATCCCAGACTCGTTTATAACAATACCGTTTACAATTGCAATACAAACTCATCGGTAAACGATGGGGGAATTGAAGTTGGGGGCGGTAGTGATGACACAACAGTTATAAACAACATTTCCGTTAATAATGGAAATGCGGATTTTAAAAGAACACCAAGCTCACAGTCTTACAATATATCCAGCGACGCAACAGCCGGTGGAACTGGGTCTTTAATAAATAAAACAATTTCTTTTGTTAGTACAACGGCAGGCAGTGAAGACTTG